GATGGATGAGTTTGCTATCATGGCACCAAGAACCTGGACTGAGATTATAAGACCAGCAGTTGCTGATACTTTAGGATGGGTAATGTTCATAGGAACTCCTATGGGTCATAATCAGTTTTGGGAAGTTTACGATTTTGCACAACGAGGTCATAAAGACTGGTTTGCAAAAATGTATAGAGCATCTGAAACAGGCGTAGTGCCTATGGAAGAATTAAAAGATGCTCAGTCTATAATGACTGAAGAACAATATAACCAAGAGTTTGAATGTTCTTTTACAGCTGCTGTAAGTGGTAGTTATTATGGAAAACTTATAACCAAAGCTGATAACGAAAAAAGAATTGGGAGTTTGCCTGTTGAGGAACACGCTGGTGTTGAGACATGGTGGGATTTAGGGATTGGGGATTCGACAGCTATTTGGTTTGTACAAAGAGTAGGTGAGGAGATTCACGTCATAGATTATTATGAAAACTCAGGTGAGTCTTTAGCCCATTATGCAGATGTCTTAGAGGATAAAAACTATGCTTATGAAAGACATATCGCACCTCATGATATTCAAGCAAGAGAGCTTGGTACTGGGAAATCTAGATTAGAAGTAGCTCAAGAACTAGGAATAGACTTTGAGGTAGCTCCTAAATTAGAGGTTGATCATGGTATAGAATCTGTTAGGAATGCTTTACCACATTGTTGGTTTGATAGAGAAAAATGTAAATTAGGACTAGATGCATTAAGACAATATCGAAAACAATGGGATGAGAAGAACCAAGTTTTTAAAAATAAACCTCTGCATGACTGGTGTTCACACGCAGCTGATGCATTTAGATACGGATGTGTACATGATCCGATAGATACATCAGATTGGCAAAGACCCATAAATGTAGATTATAAATATATCGTATGACAGAAGATCAAATTATATCAATATTAAATAGAGAGCTTAGAGCATCATCAGGTTACATTGGTGGTGAGATAGTAACTCGTAGAAGAAAATCATTAGAATATTATTTAGGTAAACCTTTTGGTAATGAACAAGAAGGTAGATCTCAAGTAGTAAGTACAGATGTATCAGATACTGTAGAGTCTTTGATGCCATCTTTAATGAAGATCTTTACAGCAGGAGATAATATATTTCATTGTGAACCTGCTGGGCCTGAAGATGAAAAGGTTGCTAAACAAGCTAGTGATTATATTAACCATGTTTTCTATAAAGAGAACAGAGGTTTTTCTGCTATTTATACAGCATTCAAAGATGCACTTGTTCAGAAGAATGGTATTCTAAAAGTATACTGGGATGATTCTGAAAAGACTTCAAGAGAAGAATACAAAAGATTAACTGAAGATGAATACAATCTTCTTATTGCAGATAAAGAAGTATCAGTATCAGAGCATAAAGAATACGAAGAAGAATTTGAAGATGACAATGGTAAAGTTATAGACAAAGTTAAGTTTCATGATGTTGTCATTTACAAAACACAAATGTATGGTCAAGTAAAGATTGACCCAATCCCACCTGAAGAATTTTTAATTGAACGTAGAGCTAAATCAATAGACTCTGCTAACTTTGTTTGTCATAGAGTTAATATGACTAGACATGCATTAATAGAAATGGGTTATGATCCTGAGATTGTAAATAACCTACCAACTGGTGATGCAGAATATTATTTAGAAGATAGACAAGTTAGATACCAAGATACAGATTTTTCTGCACCACAAGATAGAGGTGATAAATCTACAGACGAAGTATTAATTCATGAATGTTATGTAAGACTAGATCTTAATGGAGATGGTAAATCAGAACTTCATAAGATCTGTTTAGCAGGAACTGGATCATATAGAATATTAGCTATGGATGAAATTGATTCAATACCTTTTGTTTCAATGACACCAATTATTATGCCTCACAGATTCTATGGTAGATCTGTTTCTGAATTAATCGAAGATATACAATTAATTAAATCTACTGTTATGAGACAGATGTTAGATAATATGTATCTAACTAATAATAACAGAATAGCTATTCAAGATGGTCAAGTAGCTATGGATGACCTATTAACAAATAGACCTGGTGGTATTGTAAGAACTAAACAACCACCTTCTAATGTTATGCAGGTTATGACAGCTCAACCTATTACAGAACAAGCATCAGGATTATTAGCTTATTTAGATTCTGTAAGAGAGGCTAGATCAGGCGTTACAAAAACTGCACAAGGATTACAAGCTGACGCTTTGAATGTAGATACAGCTACAGGTATGAACCAAGTTCTAACTCAATCTCAAATGAGAATGGAGTTGATTGCAAGAACATTTGCAGAAACTGGTGTAAAAGATTTAGGTATTAAGATATTCGAATTACTTTGCAAATATCAGCAAAAAGAAAAATTAGTTAGAATCAGAGGTGAGTTTGTTCCTATGACTCCTTTTGAATGGAGAGATAGAGTTAATCTTTCTGTCAAAGTAGGACTAGGTACAGGTTCAAAAGAACAACAACTAATATTATTAAATGCTATATTGCAAAGACAACTACAAGCTATAAACTTACAACAAAACGTATATGGCCCAGTAGTAAATTTAAAGAACATTTATTCTACATTACAGAAACTTGTTGAGAATGCAGGTCTTGGAAGTGTAGAACCATTCTTTATGGATCCTGAAGTAGGGGCAGCACAGATGCCACAACTTCCACCAAAACCACCAACTGAGTTCGAGAAGGTATCTCTAGCACAAGTTCAAGGTGAGAACCAAAGAGCCATATTAGATTCTGAAGTACAGATGAAAAAACTAGAGTCTGCATTACGTCAGAAACTACTAGATTTTGAGCTTCAAGTTAAAGAAATGGAGCTGAAATATGGTACTAAGATAAATGAGCTTGAAATGAAGAACAGATCTATGGTAGAACAACAACAAGTTAGACAATCAGGTGATTTGTTTAAAGAGATAATGAAAGGTCAAAAACAATTCTTTAATGGCAAAGGATCTAAACAAACAGATTTCGGAGGGGAAAAAGGCCCAGCTACTGCTGGACGAACCCCTGATGAAAGAGGCGTTTGATTATTTAAAAACTCGTTATCGAGAAGAAATATTCAATACGTCTTACAATGATCACGATCAAAGACAAGTTCTTTGGATGGCCTATAACATGGTCGAGAAAATCAAAGGACATCTTGAGTCTGTGATGAATGAGGGAAAACTAGCTTCCAAAGAGCTAGATCAACTACAGAACCTAACTAAGTAATTAGAGGTTCATTTCGCCAATCTTAATCGAAGCGATCAACTATAGGAGAATCTATGAAAGTAGATAAAAGCGTACAAGGTGCTGCTGATAAACTATTAGGATTACTGAATCCTCAAGAAGGACAATCAGAACCTAAGAAAGATCAACCAGCTCCACAAGAACAAACAGAGCCAGTAAAAACTGAACCTGTTGCTGAAGAAGTTAGCAAATCCGAGACTGAGGAAGCTAAACCTGAAGCTGAAAGTTCTGAAACACAAACTGAGACGGAACAAACCGAAGAACAAGAAATTCAAAAACCTTCGCTCCACCGAGTCAAAGTACAAGGTCAAGAGCTAGAGGTCAGCTTGGACGAATTGAAATCAGGTTATTCAAGAGACTCAGATTATAGACAAAAGACTCATGCTTTAGCTGAAGAGCGAAGAATGCTTGATGAGCAAAAGAAAAGTCTTAGTCAAAGTTATGACGGCAAACTTAAAGAATTAACTGATTTGATAGGTGCTGCCGAGTCGTACATCGGTCAATCTTCTAAGGAAGATCTTCAGAAAATGTATGAAGAAGATCCAACACAAGCTGCTAAGATAGATTTTCAACAGCGACAGCAAAGAGAATCTTTCAACAAACTTAAGCAGCAAGCTGAAGTAGTTAAACTACAACAGTACAATCAATACTTAGATGAACAAAAAAGACTCGCTGCAACAAAGATTCCAGAATATAGCGATCCAGTCAAGGGAGTTACATTCAAAAATCAGATGAAGAATACTTTATCTGAATATGGATTTAACGATCAAGAAATAGGTTCGTTAGCAGATCATAGATTCCTAATGGTTCTAAGAGATGCAATGGAATACAAAAATCTTAAGAGCAAACCAGTTACTAATAAAAAAGTAACTACAGCTCCAAAGGTTGTTAAATCAGGAACTCCAAAAATGGAGGATTCTAGACGTGCTGCTGTTAAACAAAAAATTGGTAGATTGAGAAGATCAGGTAAAATCAATGATGCTCAGTCTGCTATTCTTGAAATAATCGGAAAAAAATAAGGATAAAACATGGCACAACCAACAAACGCATTTGATACTTATGATGCAATAGGTATCAGAGAAGATTTGCAAGATGTTATTTATTCTATCGCTCCAACTGAAACTCCTTTCATGAGTGCAGCTGCGAGAGAGCAGATTAAAAACACTTTGCATGAGTGGCAAACAGATTCACTTGCTTCTGCTGCAACAAACAATGCAGTAATTGAAGGTGATGAGGCTACTTTAGATGCATCAACTGCGACTTCTAGAATTGGTAACTTTACACAGATCATGGATAAGACTGTTGTAATTACTGGTACACAAGAAGCAGTAGACAAAGCTGGTAGAGCAAGTGAACTTGCATACCAAATCGCTAAAAAATCCAAAGAGTTGAAAAGAGATATCGAAGCAACTCTATTAACTAACCAAGCAAGAGTAGCTGGTAATTCATCAACTGCTAGAAAGTTTGGTTCGATTGGTGCTTGGATTGCAACGAATGACAACCTTGCTTCTGATGGATCTTCTCCAACAGCTTCTGATGGTTCTGACGCTAGAAACGATGGAACACAAAGAGCTTTAACAGAAGATATGCTTAAAGAAGTAATCAAAGGAACATGGAACTCAGGTGGTAATCCATCTGTAATCATGGTAGGGCCTTTCAACAAACAGAAAATCTCAGGATTTACTGGAAACTCTACTAGATTCGATGCTTCTGAAGATAAGACTTTATACACTTCAATCGATGTGTATTCGTCTGACTTCGGTGATCTTGAAGTAGTACCTAATAGATTCTCTAGAGAAAGAGACGCTTTAGTACTAGACATGGATTACTGGGCAGTTGGGTTCTTAAGAGACTTCACAATGCATGAACTTTCAAAAACTGGTGACTCAGAGAAAAGACAGCTTTTAGCTGAACTTACTATGATCTCTAGAAATGAAGGTGCTTCAGGTGGAGTATTCGACTTAACAACATCATAATCTATAAATGTATAGGGGAGTAACCTCAAAATACTCCCCTTGCATAAATCCAAATATGAAGTATTAAGAGGTCAATAATACGGAACGTATAAAGGAGAAAACATGAGAACATTAAACGACTATTTTTTAACTGCTGAAATCGAAGATATTAGTACAGCATCTTCTACATTTGTTGCAGTACCTGATGGTGGTAAAATAATTAAAATTATTACTGCTTTACAAGGTGCTATATCAGGTGGGAATGCTGCATTATCTTTTGAAATCGGTGGAGTAGCTGTGACTGGTGGTGGCATAACTGTTGCCCATTCAGGATCAGCTGCTGGAGATGTAGATACAGCAGTACCAACTGCTCTTAATAGAGTAGAAGAAAATGGTACTATTGAAATTCTTACAGACGGAGGCTCTACTGGAGCTAAAAAATGTCTTGTTACATTTGTAATAAGAAGATAATTAATTAAGGGGAGAGCAATCTCCCCTAACAAATAAAAAGGAAACAATGGCACACAATCACGCATTAAAAGTAGTAAGTCACGAAAAAGTAAGTTCTAGTGGAACGTCTGCACAAAGTGCAGCTTTCGGTGGAAGTATATTTTTTGTTAGAATAGTATCTGATGTAGATTGCTTTATCGAGTTCGGTGGCAATCCAACAGCTACAACAAGTAAAATATTTGTACCTGCAAAAGATGTAGAATATTTTAAAGTTTCTCCAGGTGAGAAAGTAGCAGTTATTCTTGCATCAGGAACAGGTAATTTACACGTATCACAACTATCTGAATAATGTCTATCCTACGAGGTAAGGATCCAGACGGAACTAAATATTTCGTTGATCCTGATGGTAAACTTACAATTAAATCTACACAAGATGTAAATCCTATTCTACAAAAGAATAAGAGATTATACACAATGAATGATGGTTATTCTAAAAGTAAAGACCTCAAACGTGTAGCTAGTATACCAAGCCTTGTATTACAGATTTGGGCCAAAGAATATAACGGATCTAATAATTGGTTTGCAATACCATTAATAGAAAGAAGAAGAATTTTAAAACTAAAACTTAATAGTAACGAGTATCGTTATTTTAGAACAGCATCAGGAAGATTATAATGGCATTATCAACATACACAGAATTAAAAGCATCTATAGCAAACTTCTTAAATAGAAGTGATTTGACTACAGAAATACAAGATGATTTTATAAAACTAACTGAAGCTGATTTCAACTCCAAGTTAAGAATAAGACAGATGGAGCAAAATGATGATATTACAATAAATGCTGAAACAGTAACTGTACCAACAGGATTTATTGCAGTACGATCATTTCATATATTATCAGGTGATACTAAATATCATTTAGAATATATAACACCAGGAAACTTATTTGAAATCAAAGGAGGATCTACATCAGGTATGCCAAGAACATACTCGATAGAGTCTGATAATGGAACAGAAAGTTTTAGATTCGCACCATCGCCTGACACGAGTTATACAGGTAAGTTACAATATTACAAAGCTTTTACTGCTTTGTCTGATAGCAATACCTCTAATTATATTTTGGCAAGTCATCCTGCTATCTATCTTTATGGGTCGTTATATCATGCTAGTAATTTTATCGGTGGCATCGACCCTAACCAAACGCAACAATGGTTAGGTATGTATTCAGCAGCTATGGAAAGATGCGAAAACAACGATAGACAAGATTCATATGGATCTGCACCTGTTGTACAAAGAACAGATGTAAGTACAGATCTTTCATTCTATAGGAGAAAATAATGCAAGTACCTTTTGGAGAGTGGCTTCCTGATCAACCTAAACATTTGAATCCAGGAGCTAACGTAGCAACAAATGTATATTACGCATTAAATTCTTATAAAAGATTTCCGTCTTTGGTAGATTATAGCTCTAACAATATGGGAGCTGACGCTAGAGGTGGTGGTTCTTTTAGAGATAACTCAGGTAATGTATTTAACTTTGTTGCAAAGAATACAGATATATATCAATTAGCTAGTGGTGCATTTACTTCTAGAAAGTCATCACTTACAGGAGGCAATTCAGATTACTTTACATTTACACAGTTTGGTAATCATATCATAGCAAGTAATGGTGTAGATGCACCTCAGTATTATTTAATGGGTACATCAACTAACTTTGCTAATTTATCATCAATAGCTACATCAGGTAGCGTTCCTACATTTAGAGTATCAGGAGTTATTAGGGATTTTTTAGTTACAGGTAATCAACCTACAAATCAAAACAGAATACAATGGTCAGGTATTAATGATATTGGTACTTGGCAATCAGGAACTAAACAAGCTGATCAACAAGATCTACCAGGATCAGGTGGTGAGATCATGCATATAACTTCAGGTGAATATGGATATGTATTTAGACAAAATCAAATTATCCGTATGGACTATGTAGGTGGTGCAACAGTATTTAGATTATCAGTTATATCTCCTAATAGAGGAGCTGTTTATGGTAAGACTGTAGCACAAGATAATAGAAGAGTTTTCTTTTATGCTGATGACGGATTCTTTGAAATACAAGGAGATAATGTTGTTGGTATAGGAGCAGAAAAAGTAAATAGATTTTTTGATTTAGATTTAAACAAAGCTTTTTCTGATAGAATATGTGCAGCTGTAGATCCATTTAACCAACTGGTTATGTGGCTTTATCCATCAGCACAAAATACAAATAATACAACTGGTATATGTGATAGAATTATAATCTATAACTATTCTACTAAAAAATGGTCATTAGCAGAAGCTAATGCTAGTTTTATATTTAGTCAGTTTGTAGGAGCTTATACTGTAGAGCTAATGGATATTATCTCTCAGAACCTAGAAAGCATTAATATTGCCTTAGATACTGATTTTTGGTCAGGTGGGCAAAGGTTTTTAGGAGCTATAAATAACTCTTACCAAGCTGCAATTTTTAGTGGAACTGATAATCAGTCTGAGATAGAGACATCGGAAGTTGAGATATTTCCTGGCCATAGAGCTTCTATAACAGGTGTAAGACCTATAGTAGATGCACAGGCAACAGTAACTATCAAGACTAGAGATAGATTAGCTAATACAGCTACAGAATCTACCTCAGCATCTATGACAGACAGCGGTATTAATCCTGTGAGACAATCAGGTAGATACTTCAGAGCAAATGTCAAAGTGGCGAGAGGCACGACATTTAATCATGGTCAAGGCATAGATATAACAGCTGTAAGAGCAGGGATAAGATGAAAGATTTTATCCTTGCCATACTAGAACGTTATTCATCTAAGTTAAACGTTTGGGCGTGGAACAAAAGATGGAAAAATAGAAAAGAAGGCACAGGATATGACAGACAAAACTGATATTGATAATGTTAGATACAGTTTTGAAACTCAAGAGTTTTTTCAAAGACAAATTGAAGAAGCTATCAATACATTAATTAACGAAAAAAATACAGAAAACAATAAAGCATTTGCTTGGTTTATGGGAGAATAATGGCAGGTATAAAAGACTATAGCAGTACAGCATCTAATAATACTTCAGTAGGAGGTATAAATATTGGTGAAGGTATGTTACCTTCTAATATTAACAATGCGATTAGAGCGCAACTTGCAGATATTAGAGAATGGTACAATGATGCCCAATGGGTAATTTATGGAGATGGTGATGGATCTCATACATTTGCATACGCTAGTAGTACGTCTTTCACAGTAGCAGGAGCTAACGTAACTGCTTTTTATCATGCTGGTAGAAGAGTTAAAGCTGTAGGTAGTTCTACAGGTACAATCGTAGGTACAATATCTAGTTCATCTTTTTCTTCTGATACAACAGTAAATGTAACTTGGGATTCAGGATCATTACAAAGTGAAAGCTTAGTTATATATGTAGGTATATTATCTAAAACAAGTGATGCTATACCTGAAGATGTTATTGATGCAGCTAATTTAAAATCTAATTCAGTTACAACAGCAAAGATTACAGATGCAAATGTTACTGCTGCTAAACTAGCAACCAATGCAGTCGAAGCTGCTAAGATTAATGCTAGTGCAGTTACAGAAGGTAAGATTGCTGCTGATGCAGTTACAGGAACTAAAATTGCAGATGATGCTATTAATAGTGAACACTATACAGATGGATCTATTGATACAGCACACATAGCAGATGCACAAATTACTGCTGTTAAGATAGCTGATGATGCTGTTACAGCTGCAAAAATAGCTGACGCAGTATTAGTTACAAATTCAGAACATTCTTCAGCGACAGCAGATGATGTTACATTATTTACTACATCAGCTTCTGATGCTAGATATTTTAGGCAAGACTCTACAGAAACAATAGCTTCAGGAGATACTTGGTCATCAAATGATTCTAGAGTAGCAACAACAGCTGCTATTGATGCTAGAGTTATAGACTTAGTAGATGATGTAGGTGGATTTGTTCCAATAGCAAATGAGTTAGCTTTTCCAAATGCAAACCCTGATGTTAATAATGGAGCAGGTACACTTGTTAGTATCAAAGCTTTATCTACAAATTATACATCAAATGGTAGTGGTGAGATAAGTATTGCAAATGGTACAGTAGGAAACTCTACAGTTACTATTACAGGTGCAGGAGACACAGTTACATATAATTCAGGTTTTGGTTTAATTGTAGAAACTACAACAACATTAAACACATATTCTTTTCATAGATTAGTTCCAAAAGCTACAGAAGTTACAACAGTAGCAGGTAAAGCTACTGAGATTGGTAGACTTGGAACAGCAGACGCAGTTTCAGATATGAACACGTTAGGTACAACTCAAACTGTATCTGACATGAATACACTAGCAGCTATTAGTGGATTAAATACTTTAGCATCTAACTCAGCTAATGTTACAACTGTTGCTACAAATATATCAGGTGTAAATAGTTTTGCTGAAAGATATAGAGTAGCTTCATCTGCTCCTTCAACAAGTTTAGATGTTGGTGATTTATATTTTGATACAACAGCTAATGAATTAAAAGTTTACAAATCATCAGGATGGGCAGCTGCTGGATCTACAGTAAATGGTACATCAGCTAGATTTAAGTATACAGCTTCAGGTGGTCAAACAACATTTACAGGTTCAGATGATAATGGAAACACACTTGCATATGATGCAGGATTTATAGACGTTTATCTTAATGGTGTTAAATTAGTTAATGGTACAGACGTAACTGTTACTTCAGGTACATCTGTTGTATTAGCTTCAGGTGCTACAGCAAACGATATTGTAGATATTGTTGGGTTTGGTACATTTAATGTAGCATCTATTGCAGCTTCTTCTATTACTTCAGGCACATTAGCAGATGCTAGACTACCAACTACAATGGCATCTAAAACATTAACTGGTGCAACTGTTACAACTAATTACAATGGATTAACTGTAAATGGTGATGGTGGTTCTAATGATGGTCAAATACAATTAAACTGTTCACAAAATTCACATGGTGTAAAAATTAAAGCACCTCCACATAGTGCAGGTCAATCTTATACTTTAACTTTACCACAAAGCATTACTAATGATTACTTTTTAAAAACAGATGGTTCAGGTAATTTATCTTTTGCAGAAGTACCTCAACCAACTACACCAACTGTAGCAGATGTATCTCAAACGATCGCACCGAATACAGCTACAACAATAAATATTACAGGAACAAATTTTTCAGGAATACCAATAGTAGATTTTGTTAAAACAGATGGAGCTGTTACAAGAGCTAATACAGTTAGTTTAAGTAGTGCTACGAGTTTATCTGTTAATGTTACAATAGCATCAGGATCTTACTATGTAAGAATAGAGTTAGAAAATGGTAGAGCAGCTAGAAGTACAAATGCAATAATTACTGCAAGTACAGCTCCTTCATTTTCAACTGGAGCTGGATCTATTGGAACAGTCGGTGCAGGAGAAACAGTAAATTTATCTGTTGCTGCTTCATCAGACTCAACAATAGCATTTAGTGAAACAACAAGTGTATTGACATCTAATGCTAATACACCAGCTGCTACTATGAATTTAACTTTAAATTCTAGTACAGGAGCAATAACAGGAACAGCACCTAGCCCATCAGATAGTACAACATACAACTTTACTTTGAGAGCTACGGATGCAGAATCACAAACAGTAGATAGAGCATTTTCTATAACTGTATCAGTAGGAGCAGAAGAAGGAGTGTTATTACCATAATGGCATACATATATAGATCAAATTCATCAGCAAGTGGAACAACAGCAACAATATCAGCATGGGTTAAATCCGTAGATACAAGTGTTGATGCTGGTGTATTTCAATTTAAGAGTAGTAGTAATACAATATCTTTTTATACAAATCCTAATTTAAAATTTAGAGTTTATACAAGTGGTAGTTATAGTACTGGTGATCTAGTAGCTAATAATAGAAAATTTAGAGACTTTGGTGGATGGTGGCATCTAGTTGCAACTATTGATACTACAAACGCTACATCAGGTGATAGGTTAAGGGTTTATATAAATGGTGAACGACATACAGATTTTACAACTGAAACTTATCCGAGTCAGAATCAGTCTTATGCTCAATTAGTAAGTGGTAACTTTGAGTTAGGTAAATATAGTTCAACAGATAGAACAACTTATTTAGCTCATGTTCATTATTGTGATGGTTATGCTTATAATGCAGATAGCTTTGGATCAACTGATGCAACAACAGGACAATGGAAAATTAATACTCAACCAAATGTTCAATATGGCTCTAATGGAGTATTTTTAAAATTTGCTAGTGCAGGAGCTTTGGGAACAGACAGCTCTGGTAACAACAATACTATGAGTATAAGTGGCACTGCTTTACAAACACAAGATAATCCTAGTAATAATTTTTGCACTTGGAATCCCCAAAAAAAAATGACTGTAACTTTATCAAACGGAAACACTACAACTTCAGGTAATGGCGATAATGGAGCTTGGGGAACAATAGGAGAAAACTCAGGTAAATGGTATTGGGAGACACAACAAAACGCAGGTAATACAATGATGGGTATTCTTCATGAAGATGTGCAACAAACAACAGGTAGATCAGATCAAGCTGGTGTTTATGGTGTTCAAGATGGAACAACTTATGCTTATTATAGAAACAACGGATCAAGCGGTCAATCTTCAGGATTTGCTCAAATTACAAATAGTGTTGTTCTTTGTCATGCTTTAGATTTAGATAATGGAAAATATTATCTTGGCGTGAATGGAAGTTTTACAAATTTATCAGGGACAGCTAGTAATATATCAAGTGGAACTAACCCTACTTTTTCAGGATTAGACACTACAAAATTTTGGTTTCCTTTTACAGAGTGTAGAGGAAATGGTGCTGGATGTGATGCTAATTTTGGTAATGGATTTCTTGGCACAACTGCTATATCATCTGAAGGAAGTAACGCAAGTAATTTAGGTAAATTTGAATATGACGTACCAGCAGGTTTCACAGCTTGGTGCACGAAAGGACTTAACGAATAATGCCATACACAACGATAAATAAATCTACAGATCATTTTAATACTAAACTTTGGACAGGTAATGGTTCAGCAGGAAATGCACAAACAGGCATTGGTTTTCAACCTGATTGGGTATGGTACAAGGCAAGAAGCCAGTCTTATAATAGTGGATTATTTGATGTTGTAAGAGGAACTTCAAAACAAATATATTCAGACCAAAATTCTGTTGAAGCAACTTACTCAGGTGTTACATCATTTGATAGTGATGGCTTTACTTTAGGAACTGATGCTGGAGGAAACCAAAATAGTGAAACTTATGTAGCTTGGAATTGGAAAGCAGGAGGTGGTCAAGGTTCTTCAAATACTGACGGAAGTATAAACACAACATATACATCTGCAAACACGACTGCTGGAATATCAATAATCAAATATAATGGTAATGGTTCTAATGGTGCAACAATAGGACATGGATTAGGAGTAGCACCTACATTTGTAATGATAAAGAGAACTGATACAGCTTCAAATTGGATAGTTGCAACTCATGCAAATGCTTTTGGATTTGGTAGATTCACTTATTTGAATGATGCTAGTGCAACAATAACAAACTCAGGAGCTTTTAATGATACTGCTCCATCATCTTCAGTAATAACTTTAGGTACTTGGAATGATGTAAATAATTCTTCAGGAACTTATATCTGTTATGCTTTTGCAGAAAAAAAAGGATTTAGTAAATTTGGTTCGTACCATGCTTATACTGCTAACACACCTTTTATTTATACAGGATTTAAACCTGCATTTACCTTGATAAGAGGTCAATCTACTACAAATTGGAATATGTATGATAATAGAAGATTTGGTTTTAACGGAAAAGATGCACCACTTTTTGCTGATCTAAATAATTCTGAGTCTTCAGATTATGATAGAATAGATTATTTATGTAATGGTTTTAAAATTATTACTACCAATGTTCAACTGTGTAATAACAATACACCACATTTTTATATGGCGTTTGCAGAAGCACCATTAGTAGGAAGCAATAATATTCCAGCAACAGCGAGGTAATTAAATTATGACAAAAGCAAGAGATTTAGCAAACTTTGTATCAGGAACAAATAGTTCTATAGGAACTACACAGATTGATGATGATGCAGTAACTAATGCTAAGATAGCAAACGAATCAATTACAATAAATGGTTCTGCTGTTAATCTTGGTGGATCTGTTACTATACAAGGAGAAACAAGACCAACATTCTCATCTGTTACTCCATCTGTAATTGAAAATACACAAACATCAGTTACAATAGCAGGAACTAATTTTGTTACTGTACCTTTAGTTACAGCAATAAATTCAACAACAGGTGCATTAATAGTAGCAGACGAAGTTTCTTTTAGCTCTGCAACATCTATTGTAGCTAAGTTTACAATTTCTGTTGATGGTACTTATAAATTATATATTGAAAATCCTGATGGTAATGCTGTTCAATCAGGTGCAGTTTTAACAGTTTCAGATGCTCCAGCTTGGACTACGGCTGCTGGATCACTTGGAAGTAACGCAGCAGGAAGTTCAGTTTCATATACAGTAGCTGCAACTAATGCTACTAGCTTTGCAGTACAATCAGGATCATTACCTGGAGGTGTATCTTTAAATACTTCTACAGGTGCGATTACAGGAACTGAAAGTGGAGCTACATCAGAAACAACTTACAGCTTTACAATTAGAGCTACTGATGCTCAAAGTCAAACGGCTGACAGAGCTTTCAGTATAACAATAACAGTAGGAATTAATAACTCAGGACAATTTAACTAGGATAAGATTATGGCAACAGGATATTTATCACACACAATGTCAACACCAACCAACAGAAAAAAATCAACTATTTCTGCTTGGGTAAAAAAAACAAGTGAAGGTGCAAACAGCACTATTTTCGGTGGTGGTGATGCTGCAACAGATTGTGCTTTTTTAAATTTTAATACAAGTGATAAACTATTTCTTCAAAGTGCTACAAGCGATAGTGCAGATTGGGGTATAACTACAAGTGCAGTTTTTAGAGATTCTGCAGCTTGGTATCATGTTGTTGCTAAAATAGACACAACTCAAAGCACATCTACTGATAGAGTAAAAATTTATGTAAATGGAAATTTACAAACAGTCACAGGTTCTTATCCATCTCAAAATTATGATATGCAATGGTCTAGAAATGGTGAAGTTCAATTAGTTGGAAAATATCCTTCTACAGGAATTTATTTTAATGGAGTAATGGCTCATGTGCATTTTACAGATGGTTATGCTTATGACGCATCAACTTTTGGCGAAACAGATTCTACATCAGGAATATGGAAACCAAAAACTGCACCATCAGTAACTTATGGAACTAATGGCTTCTTTTTAAAATTTGAAAATAGTGCTGCTATGGGAACAGATAGTTCAGGTCAATCAAACACATTTACTGTAAATAACTCAGTAACTCAAAATATAGATACTCCGTCAAATAACTTTTGTACATTAAATCCTCTTGCAAATAATACTACTTTAACATTTTCAAATGGTAATAATACTGTTTATGACACAGATAATAATTGGCGATCAGCCTTTGGTAGTTTTGCACCAAATTCAGGTAAATGGTATTTTGAAGTTAAAAGAGTTGGAAGTTCATCCAATACTTGGATTGGTATTATGGATACTGAACAACTAGATGATGGCGCATATAAATTTG